CTACGCAGGTAAGAAGATGGGGTTTCCTGAGTGGTCTCCAACTAAGCGTACATTAACATGGGAGAATGGAGCGCAAGTACAGTTCTTCTCTGCTGAGGAACCTGAGCGTCTCCGTGGCCCACAGTTTGAGTTAGCATGGTGTGATGAGACTGCTGCTTGGAACAAGGACATGGACACTTGGCAGATGCTACAGTTTTGTATGCGTCTGGGTAAACATCCAAGGATCATGGTTACGACCACACCTAAGCCAACCAAACTTATTCGTCAGATACTCAAAGACCCTAAGACTGTAGTTACCACTGGTACTACCTTTGATAACTCAGCTAACCTAGCTAACACATACCTCACTGCCGTTAAAGAGCAGTACGAAGGGACTAGACTAGGTAGACAAGAGCTTTACGCAGAAGTCCTAGAAGAAGCTCAAGGAGCCTTGTGGACTACAGCTATGCTAGATGACGCCTCAGTTAAGCATGAGGCAGTCCCAGACCTTTCCCGTATTGTCGTTGCACTTGATCCCGCTGTTACCTCTAACGCTGAGAGTGACATGACGGGTATTATTGTCGCAGGTATTGACATTAACGGTATTGCCTATGTCCTCGGAGATTATACCGATAGGTTATCACCACAGGGTTGGGCATCTAAAGCTATTCAACTGTATCACCAATACCAAGCTGACCGTATCGTAGCGGAGGTTAACCAAGGTGGTGATATGGTTAAGCAGACGATCCACGGAGAAGATCCTACAGTGCCTTATAAGGCTGTTAGAGCATCTCGTGGTAAGTTCGCTAGGGCTGAACCTGTATCGGCACTGTACGAGCGTGGTTTGGTAAAGCATGTGGCTAATCCCCCTGATGGGGCTTCGCTAAACGAACTAGAGACACAAATGAGAACATGGGAACCACTAGGGTCGATTGGCTCCCCAGATAGACTTGATGCCTGTGTATGGGCAATTACAGACCTCTCACTTAACGGATATGCGAAACCCAAACTGACCCTCGCTTACTCAAGTGCCAAGGGACTTTCACAGAAATAATAATGGAACCTATCTCATGGTTAAGAAGCTCTCAGAAGCCAAAGCTAAGGCAACCCTTGGCGTAGCTGGCGATAACACACATAACGGTCAAATCCGTGCTGATGAGTTTCTCCCTGAACTGCGTGGCAAGAAAGCTATTCGCAAGTATCGTGAGATGCGTGACAACGATAGTACCGTTGGCGCTGTTATGTATTCTGTTGAGCAAATCCTTCGTGATGTTGACTTGCACGTTAAGCCTGTTGACGACAGTGACGCAGCTAAAGCTGAGGCTGACTTCGTTAAGAGTGTTCTTGATGACATGGATCATACCCTAGATGACCATATTGCAGAAGCTCTGTCGTTTCTGTCGTATGGCTTCGGTTGGTTCGAGGTTATCTACAAGCGGCGTGTTGGCCCAACTGAGCGTTCTGATAAGAAACACTCTAAATACACAGATGGTCGTATTGGTGTGCGTAAGATTGCAGCCCGTGCGCCTTGGACTATAAATAAGTTTGACGTAGATCAAAAGACTGGTGATGTTCTGGGTATTGAGCAGTCAGTCGGGCTTATGGCAAGTAAGAACTATATCCCACTTAATAAGTCCTTGTATTACCGCACTACCTCAATAAATGGTGATCCAAGTGGCCGTAGTATTCTTCGTAACGCTTATACTTCTTACGAGTACCTTAACAACTTACAGTCTATTGAAGCCATTGCGGTTGAACGAGAGCTGGCGGGTATTCCTGTCGCTCGTATTCCCGCTGAGTATCTTTCTGGGGACGCTTCTTCTGCTCAATCTGGATTCGTTAACAACTTGCAGCAAATCCTACGAGACGTTAAATTCAACGAGCAGGGTTACATTATACTGCCATCCGACACCTACCCCGATAAAGATGGAGCCCCTTCCTCCACTAGATTAGTTGACATTGAGCTTATGGCATCCAATGGTAAACGCAACATTGACATCAATCCAATCGTCAGTCGTTACCAGCATGACATTGCTCGTTCTGTACTTTCTGAGTTTCTTCTGCTTGGTTCCTCTGGGGGTTCTTATGCCCTCTCCAAGTCGAAGACAGACCTGTTCCTCCGTGCGCTTGAGAGCTACATCCAAGCAATCGTTGACGTTCTCAACAAACAGTTGGTCGAGCGTCTTTGGCAGTTGAACGGTCTGAATTATGACTTGATGCCAACCGTCGAAGCTGGTGATGTTGCTCCACACGACTTGCGTGAAGTTGCTGCGTTCTTGCGTAACCTAAATGGCGCTAACATTGATGTGTCCTCGCACCCAGAGGTTGTTAAAGACCTTATGGACATAGCTGACTTGGAGTATGACCCTGAAGTTGGTCGTTCTACTACAGATGAGGAAGAAGTATAATGGCAACTTTAAATAACAGAGTATTCGATAATGGACTTTCAGTCTTAGATACTGAAGCTAATCGCATTGACATTACCTCTCAAGAAGCTGCAAGCTATGCAGAAGCTACTTCCACCTATACTTTAGGTAACTCCTCTACCATTTCCATTGCTGCCCCCTCAGATAGGTCTGGTGGTGGTCGTGAGGTAGTTGTAGCTTCCATAGCTGATGCCTCAGTTACAGGTGACGGTACGGCCACTCACTATTCTGTAGTTGACACGGTTAACTCCCGCCTTCTCGCCACAGGAGCTCTCACAGCAAGCCAAGTAGTTGCCTCTGGAAATACCTTTTCATTAGGATCGTTTACTATCGGTATCCCTGATCCTGCATAATAAAGGTTATTTAATATGACCAGCAGGATTTTACAGGAAGACAGTGGCTTAATTCTCACGCAAGCCAGTGAACCCATAATAAACAACAACTTCATCGGCGCTGACAGTTTTTCCACTGGCTCCCCAGTTGTTCAGACCTCTGCAATAACTCAAGTTCATGTAATAGGTGCAACAAACCTCATACTTGGACAACCCGTACTTTCCACTGCAACAATAACTCAAGTCCATGCAATAGGTGCGATAAGCATCACACTTGGACAACCTGTAATTTCTGATGCAACAATAACTCAGAATTATCTTATAGGTTTTCCAAGTAGGGTCTTACAGGAAGACGGCGGCTTAATACTTACTGAAGCCAATGAGGTTTTAGTAGACCAAGATTCTCAAGAGAAAAATAGTTTTTCTACTGGAATTCCAATTGTAGCTGATGCCACACTAACGGAAGGTGAGGTAAACACAGCAGTTCCTATTCTGACTGGTGTTCCAGAAGTTAACCCGGCGGAAATAATTTATAACTATTCCCTTGGTGCAAGAAGTATCCTAACTGGTAGACCTGATGTAGAAGATGCAACAGACCCTAACGTAATATATGAAGAGGTAACACAGCAAATGTTTGGTGGTTGGCCTAAAAGATTATACGAACACACAGACTTAGCTATCTCTAGGGGTCACTCTACTGGTTATAGGGTTCTGTACAAGTTTGGGTATAACCCAGATGTAAATGGGGATGAAGAGACTGTATGGGAACAGGGTGGTAACTACCCTTGGATTGATAACGCAGTGACAATGTTTGTAAGTAGCTCTAGTGCAAACGATACAAGCGGTGGAACAGGTGCTAACACTATCCTTATTCAGGGTCTTGATGAGAACTACAACGAGATCGAAGAGACTATTACCCTTAACGGTCAGACCCAAGTGGCAACTCAGTTTTACTATTTGAGAGTTTACAGAGCATTTGTTACACTGGCTGGTTCTAGTGGGACAGCAGGTGGTACTATCTACATTGCTACTTCAGGAGCTGTTTCTGGTGTACCTACTGGTACAATTTATGCCAACCTGTCTCTAGGTAATCAGACTCAAATAGCTGCATACACAGTCCCCGCTGGACACACGCTGTACCTAGACGAGATAATCTTTACCGCTGCACTTTCTACAGCTAACAAGAGAGTAAACGTAAGTTTTCACTCTCGTGATTATGGATCAAACGTATTTAGGACTAGATTCATTAATGTACTACAGAGTAATCAGCTAGTCCAATCTTTCAAGTACCCTCAAGCCTACTACGAAAAGACGGATATTGAGTGTAGAGTAAGTACAAATACAACTAATAATCCAATAGCCGCCTCCTTCCAAGGTGTAATAATCAACAACGAAACATAAGGTTACATATAATGAAAGTTGGACAAAAGGTATCTTGGAATAGCTCTGGTGGAACTGCCCGTGGGATCATCCGTCAAGTAGTCCGTGATGGTAAGGTCTCTGGTATCCCAGTTAAGATCACAGGTACAAAAGAAGAACCTGCTGCTCGTATCGAGATCATTGATGACGAAGGTAAGCCCACAGGAACAATGGTAGGACACAAGCTATCGACCCTTCGTAAAGCACAGTACGCTAACGACATCTTCACAACAGAAGCTGAGGCCATCTCTCGTAGCATGGACTTGGGACTTGAGGGTGTTACTCACGTCTCTGACTACAATGGTCAAGCTGTGTATATGCCCGGAGAAAGCCATGAGGCGTACCTAGCGTACTACGAAGGGGGTGAGCCTATCGAAGAGCCTAAAGAGCCTTCAGTAGACCGCTTAGAGGCTCTCAGGACTATCGTACAAGAGATACTAAAGACTGACTTCGCCAAGGCTGAATATCAGGGTGAGAAAGTTACCCTAAATAAGCCAAGACGTATCCAAGGCGGTAACAAGAAGTTTGAGGTATTCGTTCAGGACGGGGGTAAGGTCAAACGAGTTACTTTCGGTGATCCCAACATGGAAATCCGTAGAGACGACCCCAAAGCCCGTGCTAATTTCCGCTCCCGTCATTCGTGTGATACCAAGAAGGACAAAACAACGGCTGGTTATTGGTCATGCCGTATGTGGGAAGCTAATACATCGGTGGGTGAAATGACAAAGAATATTGAAGGTAAAATCCTAAAGACCGACGACGAACAACGTATGGTCTATGGTTGGGCATCAGTAGTAACCGAAAAGGGCGAAGCTGTAGTTGACCGTCAAGGTGATGTTATCGAAGCTGGAACACTTGTGAAAGCTGTTAATGAATTTATGGAGCATGTGCGGGTCGGCAAGGCCATGCACGTTGGGGATCAAGTTGGCGTAGTTGTCCACTCTCTTCCTATCACTAAAGAAATTGGTGATGCTCTTGGTATCCAGTCTGACCGTGAAGGATGGGTTGTCGCTTACAAAGTATTCGATGATGCCGTTTGGGATATGGTCAAATCTGGTGAACTCGCTGCGTTCTCTATAGGTGGACGTGCTATTAAGGAGGAAATCTAACTTGCCTAATCTCCTGAAAAACTTGCACCTTGAAGAACTTTCCCTCGTGGATCGTCCAGCCAATGCACAAGCAATGGTCTCTCTCTTCAAGCGTGACAATTCCGAAGAGGAAATTACGAAAATGAATGAAGAGATGGAAGCCAAAGTAAAGGCGTACATGGATGACAAAGGTTGTGGACGTGGTGAGGCTATGAAAGCTCTCGGTTACGATATGGAAAAAGCTGACGAAGCTGTTGAAGAGGTCGCTGAGAAGTCTGACCTTGAAGCTGTAGAAGCTCCTGAAGTTGACGTTGAGGCACTTAAGGCTGATGTTGATCGTCTTACTGCTGAAAACCAACACCTCCGCAAAGGTCTTATTGACAACGGTTACGTTATTCGTGCCGACTCAATCGAGAAGAAAGCGGAAGAAGAAATGATGGACATCGACGGTGAGATGGTAGCTAAGAGCGACATCCCAGCCCCAGTCCTGAAAGCACTCGAAGCTGCTGCTGTAGCCAAGCGTGAACATGAAATCGAAAAGGCTGACCTTGAGTTGACAAAGAAAGCAGAAGAAGTTCTGCCACACTTTGAAGCTGGTGCAGCCAAGTCACTTCTGAAGTCATTCTCAGAAGATGAAGCAATTATGGTAATGCTCAAGGCTGCTGATGCTGCTTTTGAAGCCTCCATGCAAGAATTTGGTAAGTCCGATGTAGACGGTGAGTTCGCTACCTCTGCTGACAAACTGGATGCTCTCGTAAAGTCCTACATGGACGAAAACCAACTGAAAAAGAGTGAATTCGCCAAGGCTTATGCTGCTGTAGCTAAGACCGACGAAGGCAAAGCACTCATCACTAAATCCTACAAAGGGGAATAACAATGGCCGTTATGCAGTCTCGTGATAACCGCACTTTTATCGCTGGGGA